TTCTTTGCAAGGAAAAATCATGGGAAAAGCTGACACAACAATGGCTAAAAGCACAACTGGCGCAACACCCCCAAAGGGCGCTGCATCTTCTGACAAGTCTGGTGAACGCATGGGCAAGACCGTAGGCGGTGTTGGCATGGGTAAAGAGGACAAGACAGGCGTTGACAAGCTGTTCAATACTGGTCGCACAGACGGTATTTGCTACACTAAGACCCGTTCAGAGTACCGCTGAAAAGGCGAAACCCAAACAGTCGAGCAGGGCTGAATGGGCTTCTAGGCACAACAAATAAAGAGGATTTGCCATGCTTAAACAGAATTGTAAGGCTTGTGTTTACTTTAATGACATAGGTCAGATGGGGCAATGCAGACGCTACCCCACATTTCAGAATCGCCATCACACCGAATGGTGCGGTGAATTTGAATTAGTTGCCATCGTCCCATCGGAGGATGTTCTACCCGTCCAAGAGGCGGGTGCTTTTTCTGAGCCTCCAAAGAAGCGTGGTCGCCCCGCAAAGGATGCAAAATGAACTTGCAACCATTGAGGGACAAAATTCTTGTTCGCCCTGAACAACGAATCCAAAGCACAATTTACTTCCAATCGGCAGAAGCTGACAGCCGTGGAACAGTCATAGCCGTTGGCCCAGACGCACAAGCCGAGGGTCTAAACGTGGGTGACAAGATTGCCTTTGGCACATTCCACAAAGACTACAAAGACGAATACTTGAAGTTTGAGGAAATCAAGCACAATGAGGAACGCTTACTCAAGATGAGTTGGCAAGATGTTTGTTTTGTAATGGAGGAAGAATGAAAGAACAATTGCAAGCCCGAATTGCTGAACTAGAGAAGCAAAAAGAGCAAATGTTGGCTAACTTCCATGCCATTTCAGGCGCTATTGCCGAGAATGAGGCGTGGTTGCGTCAACTTGACAAACCCGTAGAATCACAAGAATGACCTTTATTTACGCATTGGCTGATCCAGATACTGATGAAGTTCGGTATGTGGGTAAAGCTGACTGCGTAAAAGAGCGTTACATGGCGCACATGAGAGAAGCCAAATGCGGCAAAAACTCACATAAATGTGCATGGATTCGCAAAGTCATTGATAAACAACAAAAGCCTAAACTAATTGTTTTGGAGGAAATATCCCAAGATGATTGGAAAAAGGCTGAAATTTATTACATAGCTGAATTTAGAAAGTTAGGTCACAATTTAACAAATCTTGCAAAAGGTGGAGAAGGCTTTGAATCTGGCTATGTGCAAGACAATTTGTTTAAATTAAAGAAGTTTTTTGGCAAACGCTATAACGAAGCTAAAAAGTCCAAGAATTACGCTTTGATGAGCCGATTAGCATTAACTATGGTCGGATTAACTCAAACAAGGCCAGAGATTGTGCCTAAACGATGGATTGGCATCCAGTTGCCGTAAGACTATGGAAGAAACAAGACCTCGTGGCAGACCCACATCATTCAAAGAGGAATACTCTGATCAATTGATTGAGTATTTTGACAAAGTTCCATTTGAACGTGTCCCATTGAAAGACAAGTATGGGGACGAAAAAGGCTTTGAGTTAGTGCCTACTATGTTTCCAACTCTTGCACGTTTTGCCACAATGATAGGGGTGACAAGAGACACTCTTTACGAATGGTCGGTTGCTAAAAACGAGAATGGTGAACTAAAGCATCCAGATTTTTCCTACGCCTATAAAAGAGCTAAGGAATTTCAGGAGGCTATTCTTGTTGAAGGAACAATGGCTGGCGCTTTTCAGGCTAATTTCAGCATCTTTACAGCCAAGAACGTGCTTGGTTGGCGAGATAAGACTGAACAAGAAATTACTGGTGCAGACGGTGCTGCTTTACTGTCGGGCATCCAAGTCAGCTTTGTGAAGCCTAATGAGTAACGTCTTGGACACGCAGACGCTAAAACGAAGTGGGTCTTGGTGGAATCCCAAGAACTAATATGTCAGAAGTATCACAAGCCATTGCCAAGGCTGAGTTTCCACTCAAGCTAGAGTGCCTGTTCAAACCATCACGTTACAAAGTCCTGTATGGTGGGCGAGGTGGCGCTAAGTCATGGGGCATCGCTAGAGCATTGCTGATCAAGGCAGCGCAGAATCAATTACGCATTCTTTGCGCCCGTGAATTTCAAACATCTATCAAGGATTCGGTTCACAAACTGTTGTGTGACCAGATTGAGGCGCTTGGCCTTACATCGTTTTATGAGATCACCCAAACCAACATCAAGGGCAAGAACGGCTCTGAGTTCAGTTTTGTAGGTCTAAAGAACAATGTGGCTAACGTCAAGTCTTATGAGGGCGTGGACATTTGTTGGGTTGAGGAAGCGCAAACAACCAGCCGAATGTCATGGAACGTGCTAATTCCTACCATTCGTAAGGAAAAGTCAGAGATTTGGATTAGCTTCAACCCTGAGTTGGAAACAGACGAAACATATCAGCGCTTTGTGCTGAATCCTCCTGATGACTGCGTTGTCACCAAAGTCAATTGGTCTGACAACCCTTGGTTTCCTGAAACGCTGAAGCTAGAAAAAGATGCGCTGAAGTTTCGTGACCCACAGGCTTACAACGTGGTTTGGGAAGGCTTGTGCCGACAGACCGTGGATGGCGCTATCTTTGCCAAAGAAATGCAAATGGCTGAGTTGGATGGGCGAATCACAAAAGTCAACTATGACCCTACAAAGCCCGTACACGCCATTTTTGACCTTGGGTGGAGTGATGCCACAGCGATCTGGTTCTTGCAGTTCATAGGCATGGAAACACGCCTAATTCGCTACGTTGAGGGCAATCAGCAGACCATGAGCGATTACCTAGCCAAAATGCAGACGTTTGGTTATATGTACGACACGCTATGGCTTCCGCACGATGCCGAGAACAAGACACTAGCGGGCAACGGCAGAAGCATTGAGGAAATCGTGAGGGCTGCGGGCTACAAAACCAAGATTATTCCCAAAACACCCATTTTGGACAGCATCAATGCGGCTAGGACAATCTTTGTTAACTGTTGGTTTGACCGTGAGAACTGTCACGAGGGCTTGCAATGCCTACGCCATTACCGTTACGATGTTGACCCAGACACTAAGCAATTCAGCAAAACGCCTTTGCATGACCAATATTCGCATGGCGCTGATGCGTTTAGGTATATTGGGCTAATGGTCAACGAGCCAAGACAGGCTAGAAGGCCAAGACTGAACACAAATTATGGTGGTCAACATTCATGGATGAGTTAAAATGACTCCAAATCACTTAGGGCAACATCATGGCTGATGATTACGACTCACGAATCCAAGAAGCAATTGACTTCTTAAAGTTTGCCAATGACGCAGACACAATGAACCGTCAGGAAGCCCTTGAGGATTTGAAGTTTGGCGGTGGTGATCAATGGCCTGTTGAACTGCAAAACTCACGCAATCTTGAATCACGCCCTGTGATCACGGTTAACAAGGTGGATAACTATTGCCGCCAAGTGGCTAACCAACAGCGCCAACAACGCCCCCGAATCAAAGTCCATGCGACAAACACCCATGAGGACATGGTTGACGCACAAACAATCGGTGGCATTATTCGCCACATTGAGGTCAATTCCAACGCTGACCATGCCTATGACAACGCATTTGAATATGCTGTTCGCATGGGTTGGGGCTATATGCGGGTCAGAACTGACTACATTTCTGAAGATTCGTTTGATCAAGAAATCTACATTGACGCAATAGATAACCCATTTACGGTCTATTACGATCCAAACTCTGTGTTGCCTGATGGCTCTGACGCTGACCGTTGTTTGATTACAACAATGATGCTTAAGAGCGAATTCCGCAAGCTGTACCCAGACGCTGATGACGGTGGCACAAGTTTCACCCAACGTGGAACGGGCGACTCACAGTCTGAGTGGATCACCAAAGAGGACATTCGCCTTGCTGAGTATTACTACACAGTCAGGGAAAAGGCAAAACTGTACCTTTTGAGCGATGGCACAGCGACATTTGCTGATGACAAAGACTTCTTTAACCGCCTTGCCGCTTATGGCATCGAGGTCATTGATCAACGTGATTCATTCAAGAAAACAATCAAATACTGCAAGATGACAGCGGTTGAGATTCTTGAAG